ATGGAAATAGTAGGATACGGATTTATTATAGGCTGTTTAATTGGAGCAGCTTTATATTTCTGGGATGAACACCGAAAGTCAGAAATTTACGATAATGGCTATTATGCCGGTAGAGCTGCTGGATGGAAGTCTTGCATAGATCATCAAGCCAAAATACAAAAACTTAAATTAGAGCAGGTTTTTGATTATGACAAAAACTGAGGATCTGTTAAATGAAGTCATTGCTACGATCCAAGAGCGCGGAAGTGTCTATGGACATCCGTACTATAATCACAAAAGAATTGCTGGATTGTGGAGTGCATATCTTGATTTCCCAATCACACCACACCAAGCTGCTTTATGTATGGCGTTGGTCAAGGTTTCTAGGCTTACTGAAACTCCAGATCATTACGACTCAGTTAAAGACTTTATCGCCTACGGAGCTATCTATCGGAATGTGCTCGAAGCAGTCCAAGACCAAGATTTTGAATGGAAGGAATAATGTTTAACTTAGACAATTATGAAACAGTAGAATCGAGATTGGAAAAATGGCATGAGAAATACCCTGATAATCGTATCGAGACTGAACTCATTGAAGCGACTGAAAAGCGGTTTGTTGTATTCGCCAAGATCTTTAAGACTGAGGCAGATCCTAAGCCATGTGCAACTGGCCTCGCATTTGAGGTCATTACGGAGAAGGGTGTTAATAGCACATCTGCATTGGAGAATTGTGAAACTTCAGCGATCGGTCGTGCGCTCGCAAATGCTGGTTTCGCAGCTAAAGGCAAACGCGCTTCACGAGAGGAAATGGCTAAGGTAAACAATGCCGAGCCAAATCAATACGAAAAGAAATTACAGGAAAGGCGTTACGGAGCGCCGGGAACTAAATCAGCAGCAATTGAGGATGCTTTAAGAGCTTCATTTGCAGTAGAGAATAAAGTCGATGATCCGCAACAATGGTCTTTATCTGAAGCGGTTGATGCGATTGGTAAATCAACACCAAATCCACCGCCTGAGTGTGAACATGGCATGATTCTTAAACAGGGTGTGAGCAAGGGCGGGAAACCGTACTATGGCTATGTGTGCAAGGGATCTAACAAAGAGCACGCTATCTGGGCAAAGATGACTGCCAAAGGATCTTGGTACTTTGAAGGGGTTCAGTAATGGAAAAGTTGATAATTAAAGAGCATTACATTAATGACGAAGGTAGATTTATGCTGACTCATGATGATAGGTTGATAAAAATTGTTCATTGTGACTGCAAGCCTTGTGATGCTCATAATAATGGGGTTCAATAATGGGATACATCGCTTTCATTAATGGATCAGGTTTTACAGTTGAAATAGATGATGATGGTGCTCATATTGTCAAATCGGTCATTACATGCGAAATGTGTGGGGATGATCGGGTGTTTAAGAATGGCACTTGTTTTGTCTGCTCAGAGTTAATCAAACATGACTAGCTTCAAATGTAATGGCTGCGCTCGCAAGACTGAGTTTCTATGGCTTGATGCAATAGACATGCCAGATGGATTTAAGGTCTATCAATGTATGGATTGCGGATGTGTAGGAGTTAAGAATATAACTGAGCAGATAGATCGAATACCGGACACAAAGATAAGCAGGTGTGCTAGTTGCGGGGCTTGGCAGTTCGAAGCTAAACCCTGTCATACTTGCTTATTGATTGGAGAATATGATGCCAACGTATGAATACAGCTGTAAAGAATGCGGCACTTATGGATCAGTCCATAGGACCTACAAAGAGGATGATGGAGGTATGAATTGTCCTAAGTGTGGGCTAGATATGACAAGAATCTACTCAACAGTAGGGTTAGTGTTCAAGGGTGAAGGATGGGCTGGTAAAACTAAATGAGTGAGGCAGGATATTCAGACACTTGGTTAGATGAGGATGACTACAGGATTGTGACATGCCGTCTGACCTGCGGTTTTGCTAGATGATTTGGAAGCATATGATACGCTCTAGGCAAGTATTTGCCCTAAAGGCAAAAACGCGAGCCCGTAAGGCTCAGCTCGCGAGGTGCTGGCTAGTCGGGGGAGCTCTGTTTGTTTTACAAACCTTTGCATTAGATACAGCTAAATCTCAAGAACTTAGAATTAATACATTAAAGCAAATTACATTTCATAAGATGAATTACAACTTTGAACAGTTTTACTGTTTAGATGAAATTGTATACAAAGAAAGTAGATGGAATCCAAAAGCAAACAATCCAAGATCAACAGCTTATGGTCTATTCCAAGTATTAAAGTCTAAAGAGAAAGATCCTATTAAACAGATAGATCAAGGACTTAAATATATTAATCATAGATACAATGGATGTGCTTGCACAGCGCTCGCACACCATAAGGCTAAAGGCTGGTATTAAGTGAGTAGATCAGCGTTAAGGGATAGTGGTAGCACTAGGCAATGGAGATCAATAAGAGAACGCATACTTAGACGCGATGGATTTATATGCCAGTATTGTGCGCAAGAAGCGACTACAGTAGATCATGTAATACCTAGACGCTTAGGCGGATTAGATACCGATGATAATTTAGTAGCTGCATGTTCAAGATGTAATTATTCGAAGGGTGGGCGGTTTTTTGTGAGCAGGAGAACACCACCGACCCCCCTTTCCTTTTCTAACCCACAAAACACCTCGATCGCCCACGATCAGACCGGATCGCTTTGAACAATTTTGAAAAAGAATTGATCGATTCGATTCAGGCTCAATCAGAATTAGGAGGTGTGCAAACTCCGCGTATTTGCTCCAAACTCAATGATTTGCCGTCTAAAGGTCATGAAATGATTGAGTTCGCAGCTGAGATCAACCTCCAGCTTATGGAATGGCAAAAGTTCGTCTGTATTCATGGCCACAAAATCCGACCAGATGGTAGATGGGCTCATTCTGAGCTTGGGCTAATCATGGCCAGACAACAGGGTAAGTCAACTTTAATGATGCTCAGGATTTTGACAGGAATGTATGTTTGGCATGAGGGTCTGCAATTGGCCTCAGCTCATAGACTTACAACCTCACTTGAAACCTTTAGACAGATAGTTACCCATATTGAGCAGAATGACAAATTGGCAAGTGAAGTTAAAAAGATACGATGGCAACATGGTGCAGAGGAAATCGAATTAAAGGGCAATAGGAGATTTGTGGTAAAGGCTGCCAACAATGCAGCTAGAGGTTTATCTAAACCTGAAACAATTCATTTAGATGAATTAAGAGAATACAAAGATGAAGATGCTTGGTCATCAATGCGTTACTCGATGATGGCTGCTAAGAATCCGCAAGTATGGATCTATTCTTCAGCCGGAGATCAACATTCTGTAATCCTAAACAAATTACGCGAGAGGGCGTTGGCATCAGCTACGACCAACGATCCGATTGGTTGGTTTGAGTGGAGTGCTGAACCAGATGCGCCAATTCTAGATCCGTCAACTGGCGATATTAACTGGCCTGCATTTGCTCAAGCCAACCCATCCTTAGGCATAACAATTCACCCAGATAATTTAAGAGCTGTAATAAATGATCCACCCGATATTGTTAGAACTGAGGTTTTAGCCCAATGGGTAGATACAATCAATTCTGCTATTGATGCGCAAAAATGGGAAATGTGTAGAACTGACCCAATACCATTAGACCCTGACAAGCCAGCTTGGTTTGGATTAGATTTAAGTCCAGATCGCAAATTTGGCGCTTTAGTGGCTACCCAAAAACTTCCGGGTGAGAAATTTAATTTAGTTTTGCTTCATACATGGTCAAATGATTATTCAATCAATGATTTAGCGGTTGCAAATGATATTGCTCCGTATGTTAGAAAATACAATGTTCAGACTGTCGCTTATTCCAAAAGGACTGCACAAGCCGTTGCGAGTCGGCTAGTTCCTGCTGGAATTCCCATTACAGATATGGATGGGGCGATATATGCTGAATCATGCGATCGGTGGTTAGGCGCAATCAATTCCCATCGATTACAGCATGGGGGTCAAGAGGAATTGACTCAGCAAACACTATCCGCTGCAAAACTGCCCTATGGGGATGGGTCATGGATCATCGGTAGGAGAGCAAGTAGAGTCGCAGTTTGTGCAGCTGTGGCATCTGCTTTAGCAACCTATTTTGCAACACAAGTAGAAACGGAAGTTGATATTCAAATAGCGTAATTTGTTGACTTTATGGTATATTATATGCTAATGGGATTATTAGATAGATTTCGCGCAACACAACAAGAAAATCCAGTTGATGTAGCTGCTGCACTTTCACCTTACAACGCTCAACAATTAGTTGGTGGAATTTTATTTGGAACTACAACTGCAACGCGTGAACAATACATGGCTATACCTGCCGGAGCGCGTGCAAGAAATATAATCTGTTCAACAGTCGGATCTTTACCAATTGAACAATATAATCATTTTACAAATGAACACATAAGACCAAACCGAGTAATTATGCAACCAGATCCAAGAGTTGCAGGATCAGCAATTTATTCATGGATCGCTGAGGATCTTTTACTTTATGGTGTTGCTTATGGAATGGTAATGGATGCTTACGCAGCCACAGATGCATCAAGAATTAGAGCATGGACAAGAATTGCTCCGGGTCGAGTATTTGCTTCATTAAATGGCAACTCAACCGAAATTGAGTATTACACAGTAGACGGAAAGCGAGTGCCACCATACGGATTAGGTTCGCTAATTGTATTTAACGGATTAGATGAAGGAATACTTAATCGAGCAGGTCGCACAATTAAAGCTGCTGCATCATTAGAGCAAGCTGCTGAAATGTATGCAAAAGAGCCAATGCCACAAATGGTCTTAAAGTCAAATGGCACAAATTTAACTCCAGAGCGAATTACAAAGTTGTTAGAGTCTTGGAAAATATCAAGATCAACAAGATCAACTGCATTCTTAAATGCCGATGTTGAATTACAGGCTTTAGGATTTGATCCGGCTAAATTACAATTAAATGAAGCTCGCCAATACCTTGCTTTAGAAATTGCAAGAGCATCCGGCATTCCAGCATCATTCGTATCTGCTGAAACTACCAGCATGACTTATTCAAACATGACAGCCGAAAGAAAAGCACTTATTGACTTTTCACTACGACCAATCCTTACTGCAATTGAACAAAGACTATCTCAAGCCGATTTCTGCCCTAACGGAATTGAAACTCGATTTGATATTGATGATTTCTTGCGTGGCTCAGCATTAGAGCGAGCGCAAGTTTATGAAATCCTAAACCGCATTGGCGCGATGAGCGTTGAGCAAATCCAAGAGGAAGAAGATCTAATACGATGAAAATTAATTTCCCAATAGAGATAACCGCTGCTGATACAAACAAGCGCACAATCTCAGGAAAGATCGTAACATGGGATGAGCAGGGATCAACAAGTGCAGGATTAACTGTATTTGAAAAAGATTCAATTGATTTCTCAAAACCTGTTAAATTATTGCTTGAGCACGAAAGAACTAAGCCACTTGGAAAACTTGTTGACATAACTGCAACAGATACAGGTCTAGAAGCAACATTTCGTTTGGCTAAGACTTTTTCAGCGGATGACGCATTAGAGGAAGCTGCTACTGGGCTTCGTGATGGATTTTCTGTCGGAGTCAAAATTAATGAATGGAAAAATGAGGAAGGCGTGCTAAGAATTAAATCAAGCACACTTCAAGAAGTTTCACTCGTTACAGATCCAGCAATTGACAGCGCAAGAGTCGCTGAGGTTGCAGCTAGTGAAACACCAGAGAATTCCGAAGCAACCGCTGAGGAAACCACAACAAAGGAGAACAAAGTGTCAGAAATTACTTCTGAGGCTCCTATCGCAACCGAAGCGGTAGAAGCGACACAGGCTCCAGTTGTAACTGCTCAATATGTGGCATACACAAAGCCACGCGTTAATGAGAATGTTACAGCAGGACAATATGCAGCAGCACAAATTCGCGCTATTCAAGGCGATACAGATGCACGCGATTTAATTGCAGCATTACAAATTGC